GCCTCAATGTCTTCGATTTGATCAATTTCTTGATCGATCTGATTATCAGACATTAGACACTCCTTATATAAGTGTTATAGTTTCGAGAGAAAATCTTTAAAGATCTTCATCTGTGCTTCTGCAAGCCTAGGTGAAGGAGTCTTTTTGATTTCAGTCTCATAAGCCTCAATCTCTTGTGCCTTCAGAATGCCATTATCCCATACCCATTCAACACCTTCCATGATCCCGTTGACAAATGCATCGGGAGCAGAAGGGTCCTGAACGATATCTACAGTGGACAACATGAAGTCGTCCTTCACATAATTGACACCCTCTCTTTGCTCAAGAGTACCCATACCACGACTTGAAACGCCCACTCGCACACCCCCGTCGAGTAAACCTTTTACGATTTGACCCATAGGAGTATCAAGAATTTGGGCTTTTCCTACCACATTATTACCATCCCATTCGAGAGCAGTAATGCGGTGAGAAACCTTATCTAAGTTAATTGTAGGACCGTCTGGATGATTCAACTCACCAACAGCACGACCTGTCTTAACTTGTTCTGTAATATACTTATCTACAGCCTTTTCCATCACAGCTTTAGGATAGACACGACCATTACGGTTCTTGCCTTCGGCTTGCATGAAGATACCCTCAATCATGTGAGTCTTCTTGCCGTCTTTACCTTCTGAAAGGTATGTCTCTAAACTGTGATCTAGATATTCTGAGATAAGTTTCATCTTTAGTCCTCTTCGGGAACCTCTTCTTCATCAAAGTCGACTTCGTCTTCTTCGAACTCAACTTCTTCATCGTCCATATTGGACTCAATCTCTTCATCGGAGATATCCATATCTGCATCGATATCATCACTGGTACCGAATACTTCTCCGGTGACAGCAATCTTTCGTGCATCTAAGGCATCTTGCACCCTACTACCGATAGCGTCTTGCCAAACATTATTAGCCTGCGCCATATCGCCTTGCTCAAGTGCTCCAATCAAATCTCTTACATCATCAGCCATAATTTTTCTCCATTGTGATATTATTTATAAAAATTTAAATTTCACCATCATCTTCGGGTTGATCAGATCCCTCATCAGCAATCTGCTGATCAATCTGTTCAATGTCTTCATCAGTCTGCATAAGAATACTCTTACGAACATATTCAGCTGAGAAGTACTTACCAACATATTCATCCATTTCACGAATAGTTGCAATTCGTTCACGCATAATCTCTGCGTTTTTCAACTCCGCAAAATGTGTATCCTGCAGGAAGTCAACGTTGATCTGTTCCTTAATATTGTCCCACTCATCTTCACTAACCAATCCCTTGAGTAGTAGCTGAGTCTTTAGTAGATCAATAAACAGTGTTGAGAACCGCTTACGAATGCGGTTAATGAACTTCTGGAACTTAACTTCGTCTCTACTAATTTCAGTAGATCGACCGAGCGAGAATTGAGACTCTTGCTCTAAGCGATTAATAGGAACGTTGAGCGACTTATACAATTGCTTTTGGAAGTATATGATGTCGTCAATTTGCCCAAGGTTTTCTCCCCCTGGTAGCGTTGTAATCTCGGTTCCACGACCGCCTTCACGACGAGGTAACCAAAAGTCCTCGAGCATCGACATGTGTTTCCGATCATCACGAATCTCCCCAGTCTGTGCATCATATACAAGTTTGTTACGATGCTTTGTCATAATTGCACGCATGTACTCTTCAGCTTTACCCTTCGGCAAGTTACCAACATCGATATAAAAGATTCGACGTTCTGGTGCACGAGCCAGACGATAGATGACCAAAGAGTCTTCCATCATACGAAGCTGGTTGACAGGCTTCAATGCTTTGTGCAGATAGCTGACAACCTTCTTACGAGATGGATCGAGAACACCAGATGTGATGTAACAAATGGAGTCCTTTGAAATCTTAATCCCTTGCTGAGCCTTATTGAGAGCGTCATCTTGATAGATGAAGTATTCTTCAGTGCCCTTGATTAGACTAACACCAGTCTTAGGATCAAGTTCTTTCTTAACTTTTTTGACCTTACGGATCTTTGTTGGATCAATAGGTCGTAATTCNATGATACCTTTCGATGGATTAGCTTCATCAATAATGATGTGATAGTACACTCGACCATCAACATACCAACGACGGAAGATATCGTGTCCGTAGAAATTAAAGTTGAGCAGCTTTAGGACATTATCAAACTCTTCACTGAGAACTTTACGAAGGCGATCTCCACCCTCTACGTCATCAGTAGTTAGATCAACTGGCTGTGAATCTTCATCAGAAACAATAGCCTCATTAACAATATCTTCAATTGCTGCATCACATTCAGTTTGCATAGCTGCATCACGATAACGACGAATAATCAGTCGCTCGTCTTTAGAACTATTTGCATCGAGGTCAAGATAAGAACCATAGTAACCGCCGGCAGCAATATTCATTCCGCCGTCTTCATCAAAAGGTGCTACAAAGGAGACTTTCTTTTCATCTTCCTTTTCATCAGACCTTTTTCGTTTTATCTCGAATCCAAATAACTCAGCCATGTTTATTCCCTATATCAGTCAAGTGGTGGGACCCGAAGGTCCCACCTCATCTTATTATTTAGGAGGTCGTATTCGACTCCCAATATTGGTATTCCAACGTAACTGTAAACTCTTCAATTGCGTTTTCAGCATCGTACGATACTGCAATCTCAGAAATGTTTACAGGAAACGCACCACGGAAGTCGTAACGCTTGGTTACGTCACCAGCTTTGTTCAACTGCTCAACAACCATGTCCGCCTGATAGTCAGTCGGGTTAGTTAGACCAGTGTTTGCATTATGCTGGTTGATGCCATTCATCCAACGCTCAAAAGAGTCACGGATGCTTGAATTAACATCATTGATAATGGTGATTGTCCAAGGTTCAAATACACGATCCCCTGCAATCTTCAGCTGACGACCACGAAATGGAATCGGGATCATCGCTACATTAGATGCTGGGAGAGCTGCAGTCTTACACAAGAAAGACGTTAGCTCAACGTCACCCCCTGCATATGCAGGAAAGTTGATCGTTGCTTTGAATAGGTTGGCACGTGCACCACCACCAACTAGTTTCGATTTGAAATCATCTACGCCTAAGATAGCCATTGTCTACTCCTTATTGACCGACGATTTCAGAGAACTCGACGCCAGTACGTGTGGCAATAAAGTTCAGTGAAATAAAGTTGATAGAACGTGCTGGCTTAATGTAGATGTCTGCNACAAACTGGTTGGTATCAATTACCTGTCCAGTGTTGTTTGTCTCATCACATACTACCAAGAAGTCAGTCACACCACGACGTCCTTTTACATCACGCAGGAACGGTTCGACAAGATTATTGAACTGTGCGCGAGTGAATTCATCGTTGAACTCGAACAATTGGAACTTAGCAGCAGTTGCAATTGCTTTCTCAAGTACGATGAACAGGCGACGAACATTAATACGATCAAATGCTGATGGGCGAGACAACAATGTCTTATCACCAAACAGAACCGTACCTTCGCCAGGGAAGCTGACGATTGGGTTAACTCGTGCCTTGTAGAGCTCATCACGCTCTGCTTTTTTAGGATTAAATGCAACCTTGGTTACACCCAAGATCTGACCACGATTGAAGCCAGCAGGTGAGAACCATGCATCTGCAGTGTTATCGGTATTTGCCATCAGACCAGCTACGTGACCTGAAGCAGGGATATCGATGTACTGATCGTTATACTTATCGTATACTTTCAATGCAGTTGAATCCATAGTTGCATAGGATGTCGATGTTAGATAATCAGCAAATGCAATCACAAGATTGACAGCTGTTGCAGCTGGTGTACCACCATTCACATCCGTTACTGATTGACCAGAAGGATTAGTTGTGAAAGCTGTAGGTGGTGACAGTACTGCAATACAATCTTTACGATTGTTTGCGATAGCGATTAGATCATTTGCAATTGCTACACAATCTGCCGATGCACTTGCAAGTGCTGGAGGAAGTGGAGGAGCAATCAACATTGATACTTCTGTCGTTTCCGCATCTTCAAACATGTCGAAGCCAGTCTGTACAGCAGCTGCTGTCAGAGTGTTATCGTCAGCACCAAGAGACAGGTCGTAGCGAAGCTGTGTACCTGGATCTGTGAAGGCGAATGTAGTAGCTTGGCTAGTAAGATTTGTACCAGCGTCTGAAAGACCTGTGTCGTGATCCATCCACCAAACATACTTGGAACCAGCATTGACAACGTCGCGATAGTAGATGGATGTTCCATCATCTTTCTTAGCGTCTGATGCTTGTGATGCAAATGGGAAACGCTCAAGAACTGTACCAGCTGTACCTGACCATGAGCCATCCTTATCTACTACAATTACATGGACTTCGTCCTCTGCAACTGAATAGCCAAGGTTGTCAGCATAACCTGAAGTACCTGGAGCAGTTTCGAACTCACCTGCGTAAGACCAACTGTTCCAGTAATCTGGTGTGCAGATCTCTACACGAATACTGTTGCCGAGTGATCCTGGATATTTAGCAGCCCAAGCACCTACGGTACCAGCACCACCAAGATAGTTAGAATCATACTCGTCTTTGTTTTTGATCAAGATTGCAGTACCTGCTGAATCAGCAATTGCATTCTTTAGACCAGAGGTTGCAGCACGAACGACTCGAAGGTCATTGCCGTACTGAAGGAAGCCTGCAGCTGTGAAGTATGAAGTAGCGTTACCAGCTACCGGTACTCCAAACAACTCGGCGAGATTTTTTTCTGATGTTACCTGCCTGATTTCTTCTACGGGACCCCATGTAAATGCTCCAACATAGGCACCAATAGAAGTAGAAACGGCAGGGACGACGTTAGTGAGATCCACCTCACTGACGTTCACACCTGGAGAGACTTGAAACGCCATTTCGTTTTCCTCAAAATGTTAAATTGATAAGTGGTCATAATACGATTGTTCAATACAGGTATTTATAATTACCACAATTTTGTCCAATCCCCTGTCTGTGTCTGCCACACTTCACCACCTTCTCGATGATATTCTGGCTCTGAGCCATCNTCGATAATGCCAAATGGAGTCAATTGGTCCTCCATNGCTTTGACTTGCTCTTCATACAGCAAGCGTTTAATATTGATATCTGTTTGATTCAAGAAGTAATCAGTTGTAGAGAACCAACCAAACATAACGAGATTCATCATTAGGTCATCGTGGTTTCCATCTGATGCTTCATATGAAGATCCCTTTGCCACAAATGTTGACATCTCTAGGATTGTTTGAGCATCTACGATCCTCAGCTTCTTCTGCTCAATAAAATCCTTGATATTAGAACAACCGATACGCTTAACCTTTCGGTTCATATTCATACCAAGCGCACCAGCTTTAACCATAGATTCTACGAACATATTCTCATATTCCCAGTCATAGTAAAGACCGTTACATACAAGCTGTCCTTGATCATTAGATTCAATTACGACATAAGCGTTGTTATATTTTCTTGCCCATTGATAGATGTAATCAGGGAACATGATTGGTGATACAAGATTGTCCTGGAACACACATACTTGCTCAAACGGATCAACACTGATATCAACGATATTGAATGTACTGTAATCCTGACCCCGCCCTTTAGCCACATCGACAGTCATAATATAGTTATGACCTTCTTCAGGATGCTTATAGACTCTCAGGTTACCTTCNTCGATTAGCGGCGTCTCTGCTTTCTGAGATAGTAGAGCATCAGCTGCGATTAGTGTGTTCCCTGTACCATGGAATGTGTTTCCAAATTCCTGATTGAACTGAAGCTCGGATGTGTTNGCAACNGTTTGNTTTTTCCACTCTTCATCACGACCTGGAACGTCCCACCANTCTACTCTGAATGGCTTGAACTCATTAGTGCTTTGAACAGCACCTTCCCATAGCTTATGATAGATGTTACCAACACCATTAGCTGTAGAGGTGATAATTACTTTTGTGTCTTTACCAGACGACACCACAGGGTATGTTGAAGTGTAAAAGGTTCCTGCGTCTTCGACAAAGGCGAACTCATCGAGGAATAGGAGATTGACAGACATACCTCGGATGGAGGATCCACTAGTAGCAGCGGCAATGATACGAGAATTATTACTAAAGTCAATTGAACCCTTGTTTAATGCTTTACATCCCGGTTGGAGGAAGAATGGTAAATTTTCCAACATGAGGGTGATCCTAGAAAGCATTTCACGCGCAGTAGCACCTTTGTTTGCCAGGACAGCGATTGTCTTTTCAGGATTGAACAATGCATACCATAACAGATATGCAACGGATGATATTGACTTACCAGATTGACGACACGCGAGAACAATTGAAAACCTATTATTGTTAAAATGATCAAACATCTTCTCTTGATATGGATATAGATCGAATGGGACCAATCCTTTATCAAGATGAACTACTTTTAAATACTTACGCGCAAAGTGTTGAGGATCTTGCATGCAACGCTGGTACTCTCGAATCTCTTCAAGAGTAAACTGTTGCTCAACTCCGTCTCGCTTTACATTTGGATTACCGAGGTAACCTTCTCCATTATTCTTTATCATGCTCAATTACATCACCTTTCAACAACATCCGTTGGAGATCGGTAGTAGATCCTACAAATACATTATTATTGGTAACACCACCCTCTTGCTTCGGTTGGTGTTTTGTTATCAAGTCATCTTTCTTCTTCTGAAGATCCATTAGCTTATCTGTCACATCAGCAATGTTCTTTACCATTCCTGATAACACTTCATAAGCTCGAGGATGCTCTGATTCACTTGCCAGAGCAATCATACCATTAAGTGCTTCTGAGCTGTTATCAATTAGGTTACGATATGTATCACGAGAGTACTCATAATCGTCGATCGTATCTCTATCGATAGGTTGGTTCTGTTGGACAACAGGAACTTCAGGCTCAGGGAGATGCTTAGTCAGAGACTGAGATAGCTTATCAAATTTTTCACTCATATTACACCGCCGTGTATGTATTCAGCGTCCAGGTTGCAGTACCATTAGTAATCGATTCTGCTAGGAAGAAGTATCCATCNGGATACTCAACACTGAGGGTATTAGTAGACGAATCCCATGANACAACACGAGCTTGTGTTGCAGATAGAGATCCTGTTACTGTTTCACCAACATTAAAATCACCACTACCATTTGTCAGTCCAAGTTCAAACACAGTCGTTGCTGGAATGTATTGAACTTTTGTTACAGCATCATATGTATCAGATGCTCCTGCGGTATATGGATCTGGTTGTGTTATTGACGACTCAATGAATTCATCAGTAGTCTGATCATTGACGTTAGCAATAACTGTTTTGATAATTCCACTCTTGCTTGGTGATCCGAAGAATCGGACCTTCATTGTAAAGTCTAGTGTATAGATCAACACCCGTCTTGTATTGAAGTCACCCATATAATCATCAAGGATGCTTGCGTTATTCAATGTGATTGGAACATCAACAGATGGAAGTCCTGTCACATAGTTAACAGATAGAGTATATGTTGGACGGAATGTTGGTAGGATCTGCTCCATAATCTGCAGAGCATCGTCCTGGTTTTTAGCTAAGATGTTCAGCTGGATATCAAGGATGTATGGAACAGAGCCATCAATAGTTGTCTTTGATTCTGTATCTGACTCAACTGTCATTCGGTTGAATCGAGTGTTAGTTGCAACTGAATCGTAAGCCATATTAGTAATCTCAAATGACATACGAGGGAGCTTGATTGCTACCTTGGGGTCACTAAGATTCTCTTGCTCATCAATACGTGCTAAGAACTTCTGACGAGGACCATAAGCCAACGGAACCTTCTGAATGTCCTTTACATTACCAGCATTGTCTTTACGAACGATGTTGATGTCGTTGAACAGTGTGCCAAACACAGCAACGGACTTTCGAATGATAGCATGATAGAAATGATCACCAAACATTAGCTAGGATCTCCAAATGGATTAGCTTCACTGAAGTCGAGGATATCATCACCTAGATCTTCAAACTCAAAGTTTGATGCTGTTGGGTCTGTACTGAATACATTATTAGCAGATGAGGTTGCAACATCAAATACCTCTACCACTCGACCATAAACGCCAGTACCTGTAATTTGTCTTGCTGTGTCTGCAGCTTCATGGGTTACAAACTCATGGAACTCACCATCATTGGTTTCAATATCAACCAAGAACAATTGGCCAGATGTAGGAGTGACTTCTTGGAAGCTAACTACCTTACCAGAAATGATTGCCTGAGGATTATTGTTACTATCAAATGTCAGAACCTGCTGGACACGGTCACCATTAATGAAGTCGCCGTTGATATCCTGAATAGTAAGAATCTGAGTATATGCATGCTGAACCTCAATTGCATCAATCTCAGCAACTTTGGTATTGAAGTCCTCACCACTAAACTCAAACATCCGAGCCTGTAGCTTATACATTGGAAGATTAGATAGCTGATAGAATGGCTGCTCATGTTCTACAAAAGCAATCTCAAAGAATGAACGAGATAGAGGAAGATAGATTAGATCACCTTCTGCAGGACGGAATAGACCATCTCCTGATTCGAATAGTCCAACCCGCTTTTCCCACTGACGCTTGGCAACAACAAATGTTACTTCGTCACGGATCTCCATTCCAAACTTTTGGAAGATGTTTCCTTCACCCTCAAACCCCTCTGTATTCTCGATGTACATTTCAACAATGTATGCATCATCAAACTGTGACTCAACATCCTCACCAAGAATGTAGTCACGAGTTACGATCTCGCGAGGGAGGTAATAAACGTCCTGCCCGTACATCTTGATGGACTCAATGATGATGTCCTCGTACAGGTTCTGTTCTGTTTTTACCTTAGGGTTGAAGTAAACATTAGTAGCCATATTATAACATTACCCAGAGAAAAAGTCAACAGGCATTTCATGATTCATTCTAATTTCCTCTTCTAGCTGTTGAATTTCCTGGGTTGCATCATCAAACAGCTGACGGCCGTTGAGCTGAACTCCACCAGGAAGTTGCATGCCTTCAAACTTAATTAGATTGGCACCCCATTGTCTCTTGATAAGAGCTGTGAGGTAACGCTTTAGATACATGTCGTTAAACACATCAGTGTGTGCTGTTGGGTCTACTGTCTCATAACAATCGATGATGATATAGTCATTGACCTTAATATCTTTGCCCCACTCTGTATCAATATACAGACGATTCATATGACGATTGAAACGAGACTGTTCTGTTCCATTCAACTGCATATCAAGGAGAGACATGTACTGTTGAATCTGAACGTAGTTGGCAAGATTACCCATATGTCCAAGATCAAAGATGTCGTTAAGGTGCATCTGATAGCGAGCATCAAACATATTGATCGAGCTGTTCTCTTCTGTGAAAGGCATCACACGAGAGATAAACAGTAAGCTGTTAGGCACAGTGATAAAGCCATTCTGCTCATCAGTAGCAGTGACCTGATGTTTAACGTAGTTGCGGATTACCGCATCGCTATGATATTCTTGATAGAACTGCAGGGCTTCATCGGTGCGATCTTCTAGCTGATCTTCATCGACGTTGATTTCGATTACAGGGGCTCCCAGTCTGCGGAGGCAGTAATCGATCAATTCCTGTCTTGTTGTTGGATTTGCCATATAAAAAAGCCCCAGAGAGTTATATTCTTCTGGGGCTATTTATATGTTTTAATTACTTGGGCTATTAGTTGGCGTAATCTGGAACGCTCTCAGCCTGTTCCTGATAACTAATAATAG